GAATTACCTGGAGTAAAAGAACCAGTTTACCAATCACCACGAATAGTTGGTAATACTACCCAATATATAAATATACCTAGTAAAAAACCTAAAAATATTCCGAGATTTAAATAAAGAAGGTAAGTATATCCTACTGGATGATAGCACTAAAACGCCTGTCGACGTATCATTGGATGTATGGCTGCCATTAAACGCTTTAACTAAACATACCCTAGGAGGAATGGTAGTACCTGCGGCCAAAATACTATTCAACCCATTAAACCCAGAAAGCACGTATGTAGAATCAATTGGAGTCCTACCTGAAGTATTACACATAAATACTTTCGTAGGCCCAGAATGGCTTAAAAAGGCCAGAGAATTTAAACCAGAAGAAATTCACATGCCTTCCATATTCGCTAGATTCTTTGAACACCTGTTTCCAGATCCAGTGGATAGAGAATATGTCTATTGCTGGGTGCATCATGCTATTACTGGCCGTAACAATACTGCACTGTGTTTAATAGGTAAGCAAGGGACAGGTAAATCTAAATTTATCTCTGACATCATGCGCATGTTAATTGGAGATAAGTACCATACAGTATTGCGTGACGCAGATCTTAAAAATAACTTTAATAGCTCATGGGCCAATAGCCGCTTTTTATGTTTTGAAGAAACTGAAATGGACGACAATATTATTACTCGCGTGAAGCAGAGCACAAATAATTTAATTGCCCTGGAGCGTAAAGGGGTTGACCAGGAAACTATCCATAACTTTAATTCTATGGCCATCACTTCCAATAAGACTAATCGCTTTGACGTCGAGCAAGCTGAGAGAAGATTCTCAACGCCACGCCCAACTGATAAACCGATGATAAGCATGTTTGTAGATCAAGAAGAGTTTGACGCATTCTGTAATATGGTTGAACGAGAGCACGACCACAAAGACATGGTAATGCTTGGCGCATATTTCTTAAACTACGAGCCAAAGTACAATGCGCATACTCCGCTTAAGAATGCTTACTATTACGAGATGATTGATTATTCTATGGCCCAATGGCGTGCAGGTATTATGACTGAGATAGTGCGAGATAAAATGAATATTATCTACCTAACTGATAAGCGCAATAACAAGTCTGGCAATACTGGCTTTCCAAGTAAGAATAGTACTATTGCCAATTTCTTAGATAGCTATCGTTATAGGGGACTACACCAAATAGGCACACTAGAAGAAGTGGTTAACCCTAAAAAGCATAATAAGCTTACTTGGGCCATAGTGGCCACGCCTGAAATATGTAAGGTAGTTGGTATGGCCCAGCATGTGCGACTTGAGATTGAAGATGAATCGAGCTTTGAAGAAGGTTTTAAGCTTATTAAGAATGAAGAGCTTATCAAGGCCACTAAGACTGAAGAAGAAGAAGAAGACAACTATGATATCCACCTATTTGATTCACTGGAGTAGCCAATGCATGTAGCTTTTGAAGATCTAGATTTTACTGTCCATGAGAGATCATTAGTAAAACAAGCGCGGGTATTTTTCCCAAATGGGTATGGAGCTAGTGTAATACAGGGAACTTATACCTACGGAGGTAGGGACGGGCTTTATGAGATGGCAATATTAAAAGGTGGCCCAGATGACTGGAGTCTAACTTACGATACACCTATCACAGATGATGTCCTAGGCTACCTATCTGAGATAGAGGTATCGAGCTATCTTAAGGAAATATGTGAGTTAGAAGATTGTAATAGTATTGTCTCAAAATAACTGGAGTAGCCAATGCACACTAGAGACAGCGACAAAGAGCTACAGATAATAAGTGAGTTAATTAACTTTAACTGCCAGAAAGTTTGTATGGATTTTCCTAGTTATGGCCATAAAGATATAGCTAAAATTATACAAGCTGCGGCCATTGCAACTATTTCAAATACTATGATTAAGCTGGCCATGGAATCTGAAATAGACGCGCAAGATATAAACCCAATTATAGATAGTCTAGCTGAAGTAATTAGAGAAAACACTTGGGCCGGAATACGTGATGCCCTTAATGAAGAAGATTAAAAGGTAGCATAAGATGAAGCTTACTAAGTCTGTATTCCTTGAGGCGCTTAGAGATTTTTTAAAGGAGTATAACATACAAGAGACTTTTGTGGTAGTTAACGGCGGGGCCATCCATGACCTCAAAGAAATAGTTATGGCCAGTTATATCGAAGAATGGGAAATAGAAACGCTATACGGAACTGGAGTTACGTTTAAAAACTGGGAGTATTTCATAGATTACTTTATAACTGTTTACGAAGTTGATTTAAACCATACAACATTAGAGGATTTACCAGATGAATGAAGAAGAGAAAGGGACCTATATTAACGACACCGCAGATTTTATTAATGATAAAATGGTAGCAGAATTGCGCGGTAGGCTACCAGGTAGAAATTACACGAATCTTATGATAGCGGCCCACGTTGAAGCGCTTAGTAGAGTAGTGGCCGCGCATGTAGTGGCAGCTAAAGTAGAAGGACTACATGCTGAAGACCTGATAGAAAATATATTGAAAGCCCAGAAAGAAGATATCTGGAGCAAGATAAGATTTATACTAGACAACACTAGATAGAGTATTTTAAAAGGAAAATAAAATGCCAGTATGGACAGATATACAAAAGTGCAGAATTGAAGTAGCTGATCTTGACCAGTCATTTCCTTTACTCTCAGATGATACTTACGCTTATTACCTAGAAAAGAACAGCAACAATATCACCAAGGCATCACTAGATGCAGCTAGAACAATATTACTAATGTTATCCCAACGAGGTGACGAGACAGTTGATATATTTGCTCTACGTGGGTCAAAAGCTGCAGAACAATATAGACTAGCTCTACAGATGTACTTAGCTAATCCTAACTTGAATCCTCTGTTAAACAACACTCAAGCTTACTTCGGTGGTATCTCATTATCTGAGATGGCAACCAATAATGCTAACGTTGATAACAACAGAGTAAACAACCCTTACACTGAGAACCTGTCTAGCTTCCCTAGTAAACCATTTGAGGTATAAACCATGAGTTTTCTAAGAGCTACGCAAGGTGCGCTACAACGTCATGGTTTAGACTTAGTTTATTCCTCAGTTACTACAGGTGCTTATAACGTTGAAACAGGAAGTACAACAAACACTTCTGTCAATTACACCTTACGGATGTACCCTAAGCAGATCAACGCTAACCATTACAGTTATCCAACGTTAATCGGTAAAGAAGTGATTATGTTCTATTTAGCTAACCCTCCGTTATCATTCACTCCTAAACTCAACGATGAAATAGCCTACAAGAACAGCGTATATCGTGTTCAGAGCTATCAGGAACATGTCGCTAGTAGTACGGTGACACTTTATAGAATAATCGCTGTAAAGGGTTAATTTATGATCAGTGCTGACGTAAGTAAAACTCTGGAGAGTCTAAAGAAAGCTCACGCTGAAATTGTAAGGCGAATGGAGAATATGGTTCGTGGGTTTGCTTATGAGTTTGCAATGACCGCTATAAGTAATACTCCACTGGGTGATGATGTAAAATATGAATCATTATATAAAGCTCGTACTTATCTACAACCTGAGGCTGGTTTTGCTCAAGGTAGCTGGCAAGTTAGCTACGCAGGATCACTACAGATGCAGGACGTTTACTCAGGGTCTGAGGCATTGAGTATTGTGAAATCTAAAATGCAATCATACAAACTAGGACAGTCGTTTACCGTAGGTAATACTGGCCCTTATATTAATATGCTTGAGAATGGTTATTCTGACCAAGCTCCAACAGGTATTGTTAGACCAACAGTAGACCAAGTGATGAATGCTTACAAGATCAATCTGGTGAGATATTATAAACAATAAAAGAATAAGAGGACGCTCATGGCAGAAATATTAAATATTAAAAAAGCAGTAGAGCGTAAGTTATCCCAAGTAGCAGGTTCAGTACCAACTGCCCATGAAGGTGTGGAATTTACTCCACCTGTCAACGCAATGTACCAACGTACACAACTAGTGTTCAATACACCAGATGATCCTAGTTTTCCTATTGGATATCACAGAGAAAACCTTCAGTTTCAAATCTTTATTTGCGACATTAAAGGTAAAGGTACTGCTGCTGCACTTACTCGTGCTGAACTGTTGAGAACAACATTCCATAAAGGTTGGAGTACAACCGAAGGTAATGTATTAATTAGATCACTGGAAACTCCTAGGATTGGTTCTGTATTTATTACTAATGATAGACTGATTGTACCAGTGTTAATCGATTTAACTTGCGAAGTTAATACCTAAAAGTATACTCGCGGATTGATATGGCAGCTATGCCTGAATAGCATATTTTGCAAAATATATAAGGAAATTAAATTATGGCAACAAAAGCAAAAGGCGTTAGTAAGCAAGTAGCTATTAAGAAAGAAACAACTTTCGGTGTATTAGCTGGTGATACTGGTGCTAAATTACTACGCAGAACTTCTGCAGATTTTAACAGTACTCGTGAGTCGTACCAAAGTTCAGAGATTAGAACAGATATGCAAGTAGCTGATTTTCGTCTTGGTGTAAAGAGTACCGATGGTTCTTTATCTGGTGAATTATCTCCCGGTTCTTATACTGAATTAATTGAAATGATTCTAGCTAAGGATTTCGTTGCTGGTGGTACTACCGCTAGTGCTTCTATTACAGTAGCTGGCCCTTCTGCTGGGTTATACACTCTAACCCGTGCAACTGGAAGTTTTCTTACTGATCTATTTAAAGTAGGTGAAGTAATTCGTATGACTGGTGGTGGTTTAGCTGCAGCTAATGTTGGTAACAACATGCTTGTTGTTAATGTAGCTGCTCTAGTACTTACTGTTCGTTTACTAAGTGCTACTGCGCTTGTAGCTGAAGGTCCAATCGCTACTGTAGCTGTGGCATCAGTTGGTAAAGAAACACTGATGCCTTTGACAGCACACACTGACCAATCAGCGACTATTGAAGAATTCTATTCCGACATTGCACAATCTGAAGTACACACAGGTTGCAAAGTTGGTACGTGGAATGTATCTGTTCCTGCAACTGGCCTAGTTACCACTGACTTCACATTAATGGGGAAAGGGTTAGCTCAAACTGGTACATCTCAGTACTTCACATCTCCTACAGCCTTGAGCACAACAGGTATTGTAGCTGCTGTTAATGGTGCTGTTATTATTAACGGATCAACTACCACCGCGTGCGTTACGGCGTTTGACTTTAGCGCCGATAGAGCGATGGAACCTTCACAATGTATTGGTTCTGAAAGTGCAGAAGCTATTTTTACTGGTACTCAGACTGTAACTGGAAACGTAAGTCTCTATTTTGAGGATGGTGTTGTTCGTGATTTATTTGAAAATGAAACAAACACTACATTAGTTCTAGCTTTAGCTACTGGTGAGGAAAAAACTGCCGGAGTTATGACTTTCGTTCTACCTAAGGTTAAATTATCTAGTTTTTCCAAGGCCGACACAGATTTAGGTATTGTAGCTACGGCAGCTTTTACTGCTGTTCTAAATGATGTTACATCTACCGGTTTACCCGCAACTACGCTTCAAGTTGTTGACACAGCAGTAGTTTAATAACTAACTTTTAAATAAACCCCGAGTTCCTTTATTGGTTCTTGGGGTTTATTTTATTGTGCTGGTATAAACAACCATTCTGTTGCTCCATCGGCTTTATAATTGATTGATCCATTTTTAAGTTTTCTCTTAGAAGTTCCTCTGGTAAATCTTTCAGGTATATCTTTAGATAATAAATTATCAACATAATAGTCCCTGATAGTCTTCTCAGTAAATCTAACATCCCGACTATTCATTGAACAAGCAACAACTTCTAAAGTGGTTACAAGTTACATTAACTACACGTTGTTTAGATTCATTGTAAAATGCATTATCAAAATCCACCGTTATATTTAGGCCTGTTTTATGTATAACATCCATCACCCTGTTTCTAATACTTTCACCTACTACTGAAATTTTCACAAACACCTCCTAAATTATTCTAATCAATCCATTATTGTACCACAAGTATAGATTCATTACTACGATTTAACTTGATTATTTTAGACCTGTATGTTATAATTGATTTATAGCGTGAGTTATGGTTCTGAAAGAATCAAAACCATATTATATAAAATAACTCATTCTACCATAAATATTAACCAATCCAAATATAACCACAAAGGAATACTATTGGATGAACGAAAGGAAAAACAATGCTTGATCTTAAAGTAAAAAATCTATCTGAAACCTCTGAAGCTGGATATGAGTTTGAACTTACTTATCCCGGTTCTGGAGAACGTACTGGTGCTTTTATTAAAGTACGTGGAGCCGAATCTAAGATTGCTCGTGCGTATACCCGTAAGAAATACCTAGAATATCGTCAGAAGGAAATCATGGCTAAACGTAAAGGTCGCGAAGAAGAAATGTCCTTAGAAGATGCTGAAGATATGGCAATTGAATCCTGCATTACTCGTATTATTTCATGGCGTGGTCTAGGTGAAGCTGGCGCTGAAGTTTCTTTTAACAAAGAAAATGCCGAACGTATTCTACGCGAACATTCTTGGATTCGCACCCAGATTATGGAGGAAAGCGAGCAGCTTCTAAACTTTCAGTAAAGAAGACATAGAAAACGCAAAGAATTATGCAGAACAAGAATTTAAATTGTCTGCTGTTCAAAAAGACGGTAAAACTTTGCGTGAACATTTAGAAGCAGTAGAGAGAATAACCAAGAAAAAACCGAAAGAGTTAGCTGAACAGGTTGAGTTACCTGAATCAATGGCTCAATATTGGGACTGGTTTTTATCTCTCAATAAATCAAGAGCTTCAGGTTTTAGTGCATCCCCGATAACATATACTGAAATGTTAAGTTATTTCACTTTGATCGGAATTGAACCAGAGAAGTATGAAATAGATATCATAAAAATGTTTGATTCTATTGCTATTAGTTCAGCGAGAGAACAAGAAGAAAAGAATAAAACCAATAATAAATAATTTAAGCTCCTTTATTGGGGCTTATTTTCTTTAAGTGCATTACATTAGTTTACTTAAGGAAAATTTAACGAAGGCTAGATTAGGATTAATACCTGCATTTAACGCCGCGTTGATGTGGCTTGATAAACACAAATAAAGAAAGAATAGAGGTGCAATATGCTCCAACTTGATCAGATCAAATTTTCAGTTCAAACTGATGAACTAGACTTGGCATCTAAAAAAATTGAAGCACTAGGTACATCCTTATCTTCTCTTACAGGTAATTTAAGTAAACTAGAGAAAGCCTCTGCAAGTGCTGCTAAAACTCAGGCTGAAGCTAATTTAATCAACGCTAAAGCAGAAGCGATTGCAGATAAAACTGTAAAAGCTAACGAACAACAAGTTAAGTCAACTGAAGCTGTAACTGAAGCTACTCGTAAACGCCAGTCTGTAGAAGAACGTCAAGCTGCCATTACTCGGATAATGTCCGAGGGTTTCTCCCGTGGTCAATCATCTATTTTAGCTACTGCTGAAGCCCTAGGTGAAGCCACAGAGCGTACTGCTGAATACTTGAAGACTCAACGTGCAATGCAGGGGGTTTCGCCGTTCGATAAATCATTAGGTGCAGCTACTGTATTTGCTAATGAACTCCGAGTGATGACTGTAGCGAATGATATCTATGCTAAAGGTCTTGGTTTTACTGGTACGCAACTACAGGAATTAGGTCGTGAGCATGTTCGATTAACTGAACAATTTAAAGTACAAGGTAAAGACTTAAAAGGGTTAGACGCAGAATTTAACAATATTGTTACATCTGCTAAACAGGTAACAGATGCTGAGAATTCAATGGCATTGTCCATGAAGCAAGCAGATAAAGCTAGCAGTGATGCAGGTAAAGCTAATAACTTTCTTGCCCGTGAAATGCAGCGTGTTGATGCTGTTTTAACTGGATTTAATGATAACCTGAATGTAACCTCAAGTAATCGTCTATTGAAGTTCAGAGAACAGTTAAAGTTATCCGGTGTTGATGCAGCAACTGCTGAAAAGATGTTAAAGACTTATGAAGAACGTCTAAGAACAATTAACTCAACTAATCAATCTAAAGCTAAGAACAGCAGAGAAGAAGAACTTCGTTATTTAGCGAGAGCGACTAGTGTTCAATTAGGTGATATCGGTATCTCACTAGCTGGTGGACAGAATCCTCTGTTGGTGTTGATCCAGCAGGGTGACCAGTTACGTGGTGTGTTGAATCAAGTAGGTGCTTCTGGTAATGAAATGCAAAGAGCATTATCTATGGCTTTCTCACAGATTGTGAACGGAAGTAAAGATGTTGTAATGGCTCTTGGTTCATTCGTAGTTGGTGCATTCACTGATTCAGCTAAAGCTGTAGCTAGATTTGGTTCTGATATTCTAGGTGTAACTTATGCTGTAGATAGTTTAAAAGCAAGAAAGTTTGCTGAATGGGCTGCTGAAGGTGAAGCTGGTTTTGCTAAGATTAGTAAAGCTATGAAGGTATCTGAAATTGCTATGTCAGCAGTTGGTGCTGGTCTAGGTGCCATGACTGCATTTGCAGTAGCATCAGCTATTGCACTTCTACAAGTAACAAACGCTAACGATAAGCTATCTGTTAGTCTAGTAGCTACAGGTGCTCAACTTGGTTTTACAACAGAATACGCACAAAGTTTGGCTACTACATTATCAGGTATGGGTGCTACTCGTGTAGATGTACTAAATACTTTCAGTGAAATCGCTAAGTCAGGTAACATCGCATCCGAGTCATTCCTACAAGTAGCTGAAGCTGCTTTAGCGATTGAACGTGTAGGTGGTCCTGCTATTAAAGAAACAGTTAAACTATTCGGTGATTTAAAAGAAAAATCTGTAGAAACTTTAACTAAATATGCAGAACAAACAGGTTTAGTTACTGTTGCTCAAATTGCTTATGTTGCTGAATTAGTAAACGCTGGTAAAGAAATTACTGCTACTACTGAAGCTACCAACATACTAACTGCAGCTATCAAGGAACAAGCAGATATTACCTACGCTAGTCTTAGCTCAATGGGTAAACTATGGGTTGATCTGAAATCAGGTATAAATAATACATGGGGTGCTCTACAAGATTTTGCTGTAAGTGGTGATACTATCCTGAAACCTCTTATTTTTACTTTCGATACTCTGTTGTTAGTTTTAACAAACGTAGCATTTGTATTAACTAGTTTAATTAGAATACCTGTAGCTATTGCAACTACAATGTTGTCTGCTGCAAGTGCTATGAAGGATTTTGCTACTGGAACATTATCTGCAAAAGAAGCACTCAATAGTGTCAAAAGTTCAGTTATGGGTATCTACGATACTGAAAAAGATCGTGTTGCAACATACAAAGAACTAACTGATAAAATTAATCAAGAAGGTAAGTACTCTAAAGAAAATGCTAAGATTGCTGCAGATGCTGCGGCAGAACTTCGTAAGACAAATGCAGAAGCTGCTATGGGTCTTGAAAGAAGAACTAAAGCAGAAAAGAAAATTAAAGAAGACCTTGAAAAACTTGATGCAAAAACTTTAACTAAGCAACAATTTATTGCTAAGGCAATCGAAGATCAAAATAAAGCTTTCGGTGAACGTAATAAGTTAACCGCAAAGAACTTACTTGATATCGAAAAGATCGCTGCTGCTGAATGGGATAAAGCTAACAAGCCAAAGAAGGAAAAGAAACAACCTAAATCTTCTGCAATGAAAGGTGCAGAAGATGACGCAAGTTGGTATAGAAAATCTATTGAACGTATTGACGATTTAAAGAACAAAACTATTGGTGCTGTTGAACAATTATCTAAAGCACAAATACTGTTAATGGATTTAGGTGATGATGATTCATTCAAGAAATTATCTGCACAACAACAAATGCGTTTGGTTGATCGTATTAATGAAGTTGATCTAATAGAAAAACAACTTGATATCCAAAAAGAACTAGCTAAAGCTGAAAAAGAAGTAGGCAAAATTCGTGAAGAAAATACTAAATTCTTAACTAAAGAAAAAGAAGATCAAACAAAGATTCTTCAGGAAACTAGTCTGAAATTAGAACTCTTAGGTAAAACAGCAGATGAACAATTTGTGATTACTGAACAACATGATTTGCAGAATAAACTTTTAGCTGCTGGCCTACGATTTGAAGCACAGAGATTAAAACTAAAACAGGATTACGCTAAACTTGAAAACAAAGATGAGTTCAATACTCATACTATGGAGTTTGAACTTGATAGAATTAATCAACAGTGGGCATCTACTCGTGATAGTTTAATGCAAGCATCTGCTGATAAATTTCAGATCATGTATAGTGAAAAAATTCTAAGTGTTGGTAAGAATTTATCCGATGCTATTACAACTGCTTTATTTGAAGGTGGTCAAGCTGGTACTAAGAAACTAAAAGACTATATTGTTGGTATCTTCCGTGAGAAAATCAATGTACAAATCAACGCTGTAGTTAATTCTGTACTTGGTGTTGGTGGTGGTAACTCAGGTGGCTCTGGTGGAATCATGTCTAGTGTTTCCAGTATGTTTAGTGGTAATGGAATACTAGGAAGTATTGGTAGTGCTATTGGTGGATTTGGTAGCACACTTGCTACTGGTTTTATGAATACATTATCTGGGTCAGGGATGATAGCTGGTCTACAGTCTGCTGGCGCAATGATTGGTAATGGATTTGTATCCCAAGGTCTAGGTATGGCTGCTGGATCACTTGGTCCAATTGTTGGTGGAGCCTTACTACTAAAAGACTTAATGAGTTATAAAGTAGATGATAAAGGTGGTGGTCTTACTGCTACTATCGGTGGTGCCAACGGTTTACCAAGTGGTAGCGTAGGTAGATTCAGAGAGTTTCAACAAACAGGTGGTTTAGGTGGTGGTGGAACGACTACTAACAGAGACTGGTCTGTTGCTGATCAAGGTACAACCGATTACATTAAAAATAATGTTCTATTGATTACTGAAGCAAATAAAGCCTACGGTAAATCAATTGGTTTAACTAGTGATAGTATTGGTAATTTTACCAAGTCAATTGAGATTAATACTACTGGTATGGATGCTGCAGCAGCACAAGCTGCAATTGATGCCGAATTACTTAAATTCAGTACAGAACAAATTGCAGCTACCTACGGTGATGCTATTAAGTCTGTTGCTCTTGAAGGTGAAACTACTGCTGAAACACTAAAGCGTCTAGGTACAGATTTAACTGGAATTAATTCCATGTTTAGTACATTAGGTTATACCTTGTACGATGTATCTGTAACTGGTGCTTCTGCTGCTTCTTCACTAGCTAGTGCTTTCGGTGGTCTTGCTGCTGCTCAACAACAACTTAGTGGTTACTATGAGAATTTCTATTCTCAGGAAGAACAACAAAGTAATATTTATTCTTCTGTACAAAGTGAACTACAAGCTGCTGGTATTAATTATAGCGTTGATCAACTTAGGGCTGCTTCTCGTGGTGATATACGATCTGCTGTTGAGGGTATTCGTGGTAGTGGTACAGATGCTCAAGTAGCTGCTGCAGTTAAAGCTGCAAATAAACTAGCTGGCCTTAAATCTGAGACAACTCCAACTGGTCCAAACGGTCCACAGCAATTTACATCTGAGTACTATAAACCCGGTGGTGAAGCAAATGCTAGTTCAGGCGGTGGAGCAGCAGGTGAAAAAGCTGCAGATTCTATTGCGAATGCATGGCAATCTATCGTAGATTCAATATGGGGTGAAGTTAAACGAATCAGAGATTTAATCAGAGGCACAGGTCAAGATGCACTGGCTTTAGCTAAAGCCGAGTTTGAAAAAGCTACAGAATTAGCTCGTGGTGGTGATCAAGAAGCTGCTAAAGCTATTCCTGCATTAAGTCAAACATTACTTGCTCTTGCTCAAGGTCAAGCTAGTACATTAATTGAATTACGTAGAGCACAAGCATTAACTTCTAATAGTATGGAACAGACAGTTACTCAACTTGCTAACAACTATGGATTAACCGTACCAGCATTTGCTGGTGGTGGTAATTATTCAGGTGGTATGGCTTTAGTTGGTGAACAAGGTCCAGAATTAATTAATTTTAATCAAGGTGGATATGTTCATAACGCTGGTCAAACTGCTTCTATGCTAGGTGGTTCTGATGCATTAATTTCTGAAATCAGAAGATTGAATTCGAAAGTTGAACAGTTAGAAGCTGCTGCTATTAGTACTGCTATTAGTAATACTAAACTTCTGAAGTTATTTGAAAGAGTAACTCCTAATGGAACCAGTATTGAAATTTCAGGTACTGTAACTACTATTTAATAAGGAAAGAGGGCCGTGTTAACTCACGGTCCTTTACAAAAGGATAATAATGAAAGTAATAAAAACTAATGACTTTCCTTCTACTGACGGTTCATTTACTAGGTCTACAACAGGTACATATTGGAATGAGAGTAAGGTATTAACTACTGCAGCAATTGATGTTCCTAGATTTAATTACAATCCAGATACATCTGATTTTGAGGGTATTCTCGTAGAATTAGCTAGTACTAATTTAGTATTAAATTCAACTACGTTAAGTACTCAAACTGTAACAGTAACTTCAGGTGTTCAATACACTTGTTCTTTCTACGGTACAGGTTCTATAACTTTATCAGGTGCTCATAGCGCTGTTATGACAGGTACAGGAGCGTTTAAACTGACTCAGTTGACGTTCACTACTACCACTACTAGTATTACGCTCACAGTGACTGGTACAGTGTCCTACGGACAACTGGAGTTAGGTACTAAAGCTACTAGTCGGATAATCACCACAGGTAGCACTGTGACTAGAGCAGCAGATGTTATCACAGGTACAGGGTTGATTTATACAACAGTAACTGATCCTAATGCTGCATGGAATAGTGGTACTACTTATGCAATAGGAAATGTAGTTAGGTATTTAAATAAGTTATGGGAAAGTACTCAAAACACTAATTTGAATCATACTCCAACATCGGGTATTGCTACTTGGTGGTTAGAATTAGGCTCAGATAATATGCACGCTGCATTTGACGGTATTGTTGGCACTGAATCAAGTGCTACAACTCAAATGACATTTGTGCTTAAATTAGGTGCAATTAATTCTGCTGCTTTAATCAATGTAGACGCATCAACATCTAGACTTACTTTGTTTGATCCAACTGAAGGATTGGTTTATTCTGATTCTCAAGGATTAGCTGTAAGTAACATTATTGACTGGTATGATTATTTTTATGATGAATCTATTATAGAACGTACTCAGATTATCTACACAGGAATACCTTCTTATGTTAGTTCTATTATAACAATCAGATTAGATACTTCACTTGGTGATCCTGTAACAATAGGTCAAGCGCTATTTGGAATATTAAATAACATAGGTGGTACTCAGTATGGAGCCAGTTCAGGTATTACGGATTATTCTGTAAAAAATACTGACGAATTTGGAAACATTACTTTCGTAGAGCGTGCGTTTAGTAAGAAATTAAGTGCTCAAGTCTTTGTGGATAATTTGCAACTAAATAAAGTACAAAGCTTACTTATTTCATTACGAGCAAAACCTTCTGTATGGATTGCAAGTGAAGATACTAGATTTGAAGAAACACTTGTTATATATGGATATTACAGAGATTTCAATACAGTAATATCTTACCCTAGTTATAGCTTGTGTAGTCTAGAAATTGAAGGGTTAACTTAAATGAAAAATAAAGAAACAAAAATAAAGGAAGCATCCTTAATGCTTTCGTATATAAAGGAACAGTATGGCAATTACAGCTTTACCAACGCCTCCTAGTAGGCAAGACCCAGCTAATTTCTCAGATAGAGCAGATGCTTTCTTAGGTGCATTACCTACGTTCACGACAGAAGCGAATGCTCTAGCTGCAGATGTTAATGCGGATGAAATCTCTGCTAATGCTGCTGCTGTATCAGCAACTGCATCTGCAGCTTCAGCATCTGCTAGTGAAGCAAACATTTCAGCTTTAGCTAATTTCAAAGGAGATTGGTCATCCTTAACTGGTGCCCTAAATAAACCAGCTAGTGTTTTTCACAATGGTGCTTATTGGGCATTATTAAATAACTTAGCAAATGTTACTACAAGTCAACCGGGAGTATCTGCTGATTGGCAAGTAGCTGGTGGAGCATGGCCTGTTATTGCGATTAGTACAAATACAACTGCAGTACCTTGGAGAACTTACTTAATCACAGCATCGTGTACATTAGATTTACCTGCTATCTCTGGTAATGGTAAACAGGTTAATGTGATTGTGTTAGCTGGAGTTACAGCAGCAATTGTTGCACCCAATGGTTCTGACAAGATTAGAAATGTTACTGGCAACATGAATATAGATAATGCACCATTTGGTGCAACAATAACTGATACAGGAGCCACCTATGGGTGGGTATAATAATGAGTAATAGTAGTGAATTATTCGGTGGTGGATCATCACCTAAGAAATGGGTATCTGGAACAACATATCAAGAAGGTAACGTTGTTTGGAGCCCAAGTGACAACCAGTATTATATGCGAAAAAACGGTACAACAGGTGCTGGTACTACTGATCCATCTAGTGATACAACTAATTGGCAACCGACTGGTGACCGGGCGGTCAAGTCGATCCAGCGTGGTCGGTTGACTCTGAATGGCAGTTCTCTGACGGCAACGATCAGCACTGTGAACACGGCGAAAACTGAGTTGCGTGTGCTTGGGTTTTCCACCACCGGACCTGACAACACGTACTCATCCGACCTTGTGCTGACAAATTCCACAACACTAACGATGACGCGCGCTGCAGGGGCGGGAAACCTGACTCACTTAAGTTGGGAATTAACTGAAAGGTATTAAAAATATGTATTACGCACAAATTGATCCTCAAACTAAAATCTGTTTTGCTGTAACTGAAACTCACAGTGAAATAAACGATCCGAATATGATCCCGTTAAACAGTCTAGATGAAGTATTAGGTCATACATACGTTGATGGTGTATTTGTACCACCAGAGCCAGTTGTACAAGTTGACCCTTGTGAATGGTTGATTGATCTTGGGCCTTATTTTGATAGATTTGGTAGTACTAAAATGGCTGTTCTAACCAGTACAGATGCTGGTGTAAAGGCTATTATACAAGATGCTTCTATTCGTAAATGGATTGACTTGAGATTACCTGCGGTGGCGCAGGCTCTAGCATATATTGGTAGTGTGATTCCTGCAGTAGATGCTACATTGCAATCAAGTATTATCAATACACCAGTAAGTACGGAAGAAAACCGTGCATTACGTAAGCTGTTCTTTTAATCATGCAAGCACATTATATTATAAGAGTCTTACTGGCAATTGACCAGTTAGCAAACGTAGTATTGTGCAATGGTTCTCCAGATGAAACAATGTCTGCTGCATCTTATAGGATGCACAGGGATGGTAGATTCTGGGGTTTTATGATGCCTGTTATTGACTTAATGTTCTTTTGGCAAGGTCCAAAACATTGTTATAACGCTTATAAAAAAGAACTAGCACGAATTCAATATCCAGAAGAGTACCAGAAAATTAACCAAGATAGCAAAGAGAATTAAACATGAGTGATATCGAACAAAATAAGCGACGAAATAATGACGTAAACATTCAAGTAGTGATTGATCGTCTAACTAATCTACATGAAGATGTGAATGATTTAAAAGAGTCAACGAGAGATTCTATGAAAGAAATTGCTAATGCTATTACTAAACTTGTTCTCTTGGAAGAACGTCAGTCTCATACTAATGATAACTTCAGTAGAGTAGTTAATCAATTAGATAATATTCAGAAAAGAGTAGAAGAACTAGAAAAGCAAGAACCATTGCAGAAACTAACATCAAAATGGATGCTTAGTGTTGTGTGGACTGCTGCTACAGGTGCTGCTTATCTTGCAGCTAAATTCTTAGGGTTAGTATAATATTATATGTTCTAGGATAGACCCGCGAATCGAAAAGTGCAACCTTAGCACCTTCCTAGAATTTCTTACAAGGTCATAGTTAAAAGGAAATTATGAAATCAAAACCAAATATCGATCCTAACAGATTTTATGTTTATGGACATTACGATTTAGATGGGAATCTGTTTTATATAGGTAAAGGTACTGCACGTAGAGCATGGGTAGTAGCTGATCGTCCCATTAAGTGGAATGAAATAGCAAATGGAGGTTACTCTGTTAAAATTCTCCATGATAAATTAACAGAAGATGACGCTTTGAAAATTGAAACTGAATTAATAACTTCAGAAAAAGAAACTAATGATTTTATAGTAAATAAAAGAGCTTTTATGAATAAGATAGAATTAGATTACGATCAATTATCAGAATTATTTTACTATGATGAATCTAGTCCTAGTTGTTTACGTAGAAAAGCAAACTTAACAAATACCATTGGTAGAGTTAGAAATTATAAGGATAAACCTGTAGGTTGGAAATCAAGAAAAGGATGGCACACCGAGGTTAATGGGGTTAACATAGCTGTTCACAGAATAGTTTACTTACTTCACAATAAATCCATTGATCTGAATTTACCGATAGATCACATTAATGGTATACCTACGGATAATCGTATAGAAAATTTAAGGCAAGTAAGTGTGTCTGCAAACGGGAAGAATAGAGTAGTTAGAAATAAAACAGGATCGTCTTTTATTCATTTCAGAGAAAGTATTAGAAAAGGTGTGGATTGTAGTGCTTATTACATTAAATTTGATTTAAGAGGTAAGAGAGTAATTCTACATTTTTATATAAAAGATCATGGGTCAAAAGAACAAGCATTCATTGCTTGTAAAGAATATAAAGAAAGTATTAGAGATATTCTATTACTTACAGGAATACCAGAAAGAGTGATAGATTATGGATGTTAAAAAGAAAATCGCTGCGTTTCTAATAAGTACTAGTTTAGTTACTGGTGTTATTCATTTTGAAGGCTTTAGTGAAAAAGCGTATATTGGCCTTAAAGGTGACCCTGTAACTGTAGGCTCAGGGTTTACGAAACGTGAAGATGGTACTCCTGTCAGGTTGGGGGACACCATTACTAAAACTGAATCTGACGCTAGACTAAAGAAAGAACTCTGGAGTTATCGTACAGGAATTGGTAAATGTATCATGGTTCCAGTATCAGAGAATCAAGCCGATGCTTTTACTTCACTTGCTTTTAATATAGGTGTAAGTGCTTTCTGCAAGAGTACATTAACACGTAAGTTAAACCAATATGATTATGACGGTGCATGTGCTGAGATTCTAAAATGGGATAAATTTGGTACGCCACCAAAGCCGCTGAAAGGTCTTACTAATCGTAGGAAGGAAGAATATGCACTCTGTATTTCGTAATAAAGGTGTGATTATATTAACAACAGGGAAATAAACAATGCATGCAACCTTAATTAAAATCACAGCAGTACTAGCTTTAGTAATCGCAGCTTATGTATGGCACGTTAACACGCTTAACAACGCCGTAGAAAAGGCTGTAGTCAACGAACGTAACTCATTGGTTGTACAGTACAGTAAACAAGCAATCAAGCTGCAGGACAACGCTTATTTAGCTGAAGTCCAATTAGAAGCTGAAATTAAAAAGGTAACAGATGATAAACAAAAAGCTCTTTCTGACAGTAATGCTAAGTACAATAATCTTCTTAAGTGGTTGTCATCACAACCCAATAGTGCAAGTACCGGAAAGCAAGGTAGTGTTTCCGACAGCACCAGCACTGCAGAAAGCACCAAAGGAACTAACGGACAAGGACTACTACAAGGAAATGCAGAGAATACTGCAAGACCTGATGAAGCCTTAATTGATCTTATTGGATTTGCTAAACAAACAGAAGAACTAAAGGTTTATCTGTTGACATGCGAAAGACAATATGATAAGGTAATGGAAGATCAACAGAAGTTCAGACTTCAGAACACCCCTAAAACTGATTTAAAGTAGTCTAGAACCGTTCAAAACAACATCAGAGTACTCTTGGTACTCCACAAACGATTAAACCCCAGAAACCTTTAGCGGGCTTCTGGGGTTTTTCTATGGGTTAATGAAAAGTAATACCTGTATTAATCTCGTTAGCAGTATAACTAAAGAATGATTCAGCTAACTCAGGGTGTAATTCAATTTGTTCATGCTTGTATGCTACATAATACTGCAAGCGGTTCCATTCGTTTTGGATCAGTTCTAACCTTTGTTGAACAATAGATAATTTTTGGATTATCTCTGTACGAATAGAATTATCAACAGTTAGTTTATTAAACCAAGAGAATCCACTTACTTTCCCTTCAGGATACTGCCCCAAATCTTCAGTGAACTTAGTTTTAAGACTGTTCCATACTGCCGTATTGTGGATAAGATACGTAGTGTAATCTTTGGTATGAACAAAGCTCTTGATTGTTGTTTGCATGTTACTCCTTTAATTGCTACCAAGGAATTGTAGCAGTTGTTCTTTGGTTTTTACACCAGTACATCTAGTTTCTGTTGCTGGATCATTATCTTCAATTAAAATTAAAGTAGGTAGTGAACGAATATTATGTGCTGCAGCTACTTTTGGGAGTTTATCTACATCAATTTCATAAATGTCTATACTCATTGAGTTTGTGTCGATTGTTTCTAGAACTGTTGATAGTGCTGCACATGGTTTACACCAACTGGCATAGAATTTAAGTAGTGTTTTCATTTGTTTCCTTTTCGTTATAATGTTTTCATCCATAATAATAATTTTTCTATATCTTCTATTGTAGCATTATTTTTCAACCTATTTGCTTTATTAGAAATAATTTGAATATTACCTTTCACGTATCCAATGTTCGGATCAATTCTATCTATAGAGCAAGCCCAATTTATATCGTTATAAATAAAAATATGATCGTAAACAGGGCATTTTTCTGGAATTATTATGTCATCAATCTCTAAATCAAAATCAATACCTTTTTGTTTAGCTCTTGTTTTTGCCCTGTTTAATATCTTCTTTTCTAATTTTATTTTAGTCCATTGAATCTTAGATTTTTTGCAGTCCTTACAACGTGATGTATCGTATCCTAATAAACAATCAATCTTTTTACTAAAGTATTTAGCTGGTTTTTCTTTAGAACAACATTTACAAGTTAACAAAGTTTCTTCTGCGACAGTCTTTTTATAAGACATTCTACCTTTAAGGTCTATACCTTCTAACTTAAGAATCTTATATAACATGTAAGTTGTCATTGGAGGGCTGGTGATTGCACGCACATCGTTTGTAGAATCACCAGCACAATATCTCCTTATTACTTCCAGTCTTATCTGCTCATTGTTTACCACTTTATCTCACATTGATTTCCGCTACAGGCTTGACTACCCATTGTGTCTACGTCAACATAGTGTTTTTCTTTCAAATCATTGGCGAATGAAATAGGTTTCATTGTTCTGTTGATTGTACTCCATTTATGAAGGTTGTGACAGTCTTTTAAACAATTAGTCATTTCCAGAACACTACCCTTAAAATAGTTATCTGCAAACTTCTTAGCTCTACGAATCCAATCACGCTTAAGTAAATGTTCACTGTTATCTGAACTAAGCTTTTCACCCCATCCATTAGCTGTATCACATGCAACCCACAGATTACCATTAAACGCTTGTAGACCATCTACAATCAATCCAGAAGCCATCATTGAAGCATCACCGTACATATCAAGGATTTGCTGTGCTGTAAAGACCTCTGTGAATGGTGCTTGAGCGTAAGCTTTATCTCCCATTGCACTCAGAAGTGAAATACCAGCAAACCATTGTTTGTTATCAAAGATATACTGTTCAACTTCATCCCAATTGTCTACAGTAATTGTGTTACTGATATTGTGACGGAGATTTTTATCTACGCACAAATCAAGATTAGTTCCATGTTCAACCCAAAACTGTTGTGCTTTCTTTACATATTCTAGCTGCTTAACACCAAGTAATTGACTCTTGTAAATAGAACCTTCTTTACTTACCACAGGGAAACTAACAACATAATCTGTACCACCAGAAGACCATACACTATTTTCAACCATTGCTGGATTGATTTCACGAATAAGTTTCAGTACATCATCTTGTTCATTCATTTGAACGTTACGGATATACAACGGTGAATGAGCACCATGAATACCGGAATCTGTACCAAGAATAACTGAAGCATTGCCAGAAGGTTTAGCACATGTAGTACGTGCAGCTACATTGATTCCAATTAAACCAGCAACTACTCTGTTCCATTTCTTAACTTCTTCAGCACCATCAATCATATTCTGTTCATCAAATAAAACATCTGGATTACTCATCCAACCAGTGATACTAACACCAATCAGTGCTTCACGTTCGATAATCTTTCGTGATGCTTCTGATAAGTATTTAAAGTTAGTATAACCTGCTTGTAGTGTACCTAGAATAGCACTTGCTTTACACAAGATCATCAGGTCTTCTTTGGTGTTGCACTTACCGCCGTTACCTTCAGTTAAATTACATACTTGAAATCCTGACTCTGGTTCTTTCTCTGGTTCAACCCAAGTAGGCAACATACCAATTTCAACACATGGATTATAGCAGAAGTCCAGATTGTCAGTAAAGATAAAGCCCGGTTCACCCACTTGCTTAACCGACTCCATAATCTCGGCCCATTCTTCTCGTGTTACTTCATCACGTAATAGCATCACTGAGTTATTACTACGACCACGTTGAGGGTTAGTTACGTACCAATCTCCAGTCTTAGCATTCAACATTTCCTTATCAGTTTTACTGAACATACAAATAGTAGCAGACCTACGTACACCACCAGACAACACAGCATCTGACATGTGCATAACAAAGTCATAAGCTACGATAGGAGAAATCTTAACAGCAACAGACCTTGGATTGTCTTGAACTAATTTTTGTAGCAGTTTCTCACACTTACGTAAAGCATCAGCTAATCCATCAGGACCGGGAGCCTTAAATCCACCACTAATCAACGCACCTTTAGGACGGATTAAGCTGAAGTCAAAATGTACCGTTTTACCTGCGTACTCTGGAAATGTCTGACCAGATACAAAATAACTAGAAAGTAATACTCCGAAAGCATCAGCCCAACCTTCAATTGTATCAGGTACTACGAAGATTTTAGCGTGAGCAGTTGGTTTAGTAATTAACGGTAGTTTAGCGATGTGTTGTTCTTGTACAGAAAAACCAACACCACAACCACACAGTAACATGTACATAGCTTCCTGAAAGAACATTGGTCGGTCACAATGAGAGACTGAACAATTATACATTCGTGCTTCATGTTTGAATAGTTGTTCACCACCGAATTGTAATGCACGTTGAGCACCGAGTACTCGCTTGTCTTTATAGGCTTGTTCAGCAAAAGAAATTAGTGCTTCTAATTCAGGGGTTAACTTATCCTTATACTTAGTACGATGCATATTCATCACACGTTCAACAGATTCATCCCATGTTTCATACCGGTTGTCCAGATCAACCCACCGAGAGTAACCCATGTAAAACTTACTCTCGGATAGCATTTCTTTACCAATTAATTCGTTTTTATTTTCTTGCATCATTTTCCTTATTCTGTCATTCCACGTAACCTGTAAAGGTCATTTACCATTTTATTATTCAGTGATTTATCGATAGCCTCCTGTGAGGCATAACCTGAATTAATCCACTCAGGATCAGTTCTTGAATTCCCTACAAACCTACTACCTGTGATTAGATTGCCGAACCTATTCCTATGCTCTACAACCTGACGTTCTACTGATCGGTTAATATCCATTCCTAATCCATGTAGAACATCCATAAGTTCCTGCTCTGAATTATCAGCCCAAGTTTCAGTGAATTTACGATCAATTGTTTGTAATTCTGACAAACTAACCCATACCAGTGCGATAATACTGCTCATTGTTATTCTCCTTGTTCTAGTTTAAATACTTGGCTGATAGCATTTGCTACAGCTTGAGCTAACCAGATATGCTCTAGTTGAGTACCATTAGAAATACGAACATCAATATAGTGAATGAAACTACGAATAGTTCCTTGAACGTACAACCTAGACATTGTTAGTCCTTCTGGAAGTACAGCACGAGCTTGTTCTTTAGCAATACCATTGGTTACTGCCCAAGTGTATAACTCTTGCACATCACTAATTAACTTTAGTTGCTTCTCTTCCCATAATTCTAGTAGTTCTTTATCTTCTGTTTTTACACTATTCTGTCTGTTCTTTAAATCCTGTAATCGTGCTTCACGAGTAACGAACGATAAATCCTTAGTGGGATCAGCATAACGTTGACTAAACTCCTGAAATGTGAAGCTACGATGACGTAGAAGTTGTCGTGCAATATCACGAGTAGTTTCTACTTCTAGTGTAATACTAGCCATCTCGAAAGGACTATAATGTTTGTTCTTCAGGAGATATTTGATTAGTTTATCTGAAGTCTCACTGTTCATTTGATTACTTGGGTTAGACACCCGTGCGCAAAAGGCAACTAAGTCCTGAATAGTAGTAAAGTCGTTTTTAAATTCTTCTGCAGGTTGTGTGTATCCGATTAGCTTTGCTTTTGTATATGTCATAAACCTCCTTTAATTAAATCCAGAAAGAATCAAATGGTGAATTCTTATTCTTCACATGGTATTGACCATCAGTTACTTCCACTACAACAACTTGCTTATCATCGATAGTAAATTCATCACCTAGCTTACGTTCTACCTTTGGTTGAACAGTAAATACTTTTGTAGGGTCTTGTTGTGTTTTTACAACAGGTGTATTTGTTTTAGTTTCTTTTTGCATATTATTTCCTTTAAATTAACATAGGGATTAGTATTATACCACACTGAACCTAGCATTAGCTAGTCTGATTAGAGATTACATTGTAGTAGTGATTTAGTTTCTTTCGTTTACTCAAAATGTATTCTTCTTCGTTGAAATCAAAAGGATTATTAATATCAGCACGAATCTCACCAATCTCTATAAGTACAGCCGACATATCTAGCAGTTCTTTTAACATTTTAACTAGATTATCATCACCGTCTGTTTCCCTTGGGTCTTTTGATTCATAACCAAAGAGACTACATTTGATAGCAGCTTGAGCTACTTCCGAAGCTTCTTCTGCTAGTTTAATCAGTAAGTATTTCTCGTATTTCATTTAACAGGTTCCTTCAGGTCTTGTTCATTGAGTAATTCTTTTTCCAAGATAAACATTAGGTCTGTAATCGCACAAGCAAGGTGATGTGTACCTGACTCTTGATCAATCTGTTCGCCGCGCTTATATGCCCATATATGACGTTGTGCAGCAGCAAAATACCTACGTCTACCTTCTGGTACTAATCGCCAGTTATCTGGTGCATATTTCTTAGCTCCGAATGTTAGTACTTTTACAAATTCTTCTAATGCTGTTGGTGGGATAAGATCATAACGTGATTTCTCTTGATCATATTTGGCACCTTTAGTTTTATCGAAAATATTATTATTAGAAAAGTAATCGTTAACATGCATATTAATAGGCCTTTCCATTTTGTTGTAAACGGTTCTCTACTTTGTGGTCAGGTCGTATGGCGTTGTATTCTAACTTCTCAAAAATAGCGTTAGCTAAGTCAAGTTCTAATGCGCCGCTGAGGTCTAGAATCCGAATTACAGTATCTGCTAGTTCAACTTCAATCATTTTACGATGTGGTAGTTTATCATCTTGAAGATTCTTCCGTGCCCCTTCCATTGCTTCTGATACTTCAGAATGAATTAAGCAAAGTTTCTCAGCAACTAAACTCTTACCAAACCTTGTACCTTCTCGTGATTCTTTTGCTAAATCCATATTTGTTTTTAAATCAGTCCACCAACCTGCTAGACAGTTATTAAGATGTATTTCTTTTTGAAGATTTGAAATAGCAGTAATTTGTGTAGTATCCATGTGTATTCCTTTAATTAAGTTTAAGTCCCGTGACGATCTGTATAATCTGCACCTTCAGTTATCAGACGGATTATCTGTTCTTTTCTATGATTTGATGCCAGCAATTTGGCATTTTCTTCACCTAGTTTCAGTACTGAAAACAATTTTGATTCTAGTTCACCACTAGAGTTATACCACGTTGATACGTAGTACTTGTTGCCAGTTTTATTATTTGTGATATGAACGCCCGTTATTCCTGTTTTATTATTTCTATGTTTATGTCTATTCCTCATGTTATCCTCTGGGGATTTTAAGAAGAGGTTATTTTTGGTATTATTAAAAGGGTTTCCATCTAAGTGATCAACAACAAACTCTGGGTCAACACTACCATGCGCTAAAACCCAAACAATACGATGAATGTAGTAGTTATATCCATTGAATTTAACCCTCCAACCCGCCGCTCTACCATCTACTTTAAAGTTTTTAGTTCCGACTGGAATTTTTGAAATGATGTTGCCAAATTTACTTCTAATCCTTGATATGCCACTAGGACTAGATTTGTCTAATTGGAAATACTGACACCATTCTTGATTATAGTCTAAAGTACTTATCATTTCATTTATTTTCCTTTAAAAATTGCGTATAAGACTCTAGATATTGAGACAGTAGTAATTACTATTACTATAGCAGCAAAACTGAATGGTACTTCTACTAAGAACAAGATAAAAATACACAACAGTAAATACACTACAAATAAAATACTTGCAATAAGTAAAGGTGTTTCTTTAATAGTAAACGGATTATATAACTTCATTCTACCTCCAATGGATTCTCTAGTTTAAACTTAATAGCTTTGTAATACGGGAATATACCACCGTGTTGCATTTGTTTAGCTTTGCGTTTAGCATCACCTTGTCTGGAGTAAAACTGACTTACTCGCTTGTTTGTGTTGGTGTCAATAACACAAGATACTTCTTCAAACATACTTGACATATTACCTCCTTTACATCATCTGTTTTACAAATAAGAAAACCCTTCAGCCGTTAGACCGAAGGATTGTCTGTTGTTCTAATTATAACTCATTTACAAGTCCTAGACAAGTAAACTTTTACGCTTTTCTTTGGTGTTAATTGCTGTCTTACTACGATGGCGAGAACCACAATCATTACACTCATATTCTTCATATTCACAAGCAGGAGTATACACTGAATTACCTGTAGTTACAATATCTTCACTACTACACACAGGACAGATAACAGTAGTATCCTTCGTAAAGATAGCAGAATTAACTGGCAACTTTGAATGCGGAGCTAAACGATGATACACAGCGTACAATAAATCAACATCTTGAATATTGTAATCTAGCATTTCTTTTAGGCTATCTTCGTTGCCAGCTAAACATCCAATCCAAGTATTAATGCCACTATGACCAGCCTTATCACCTTCACCTAATGCTACACCAAGAGAACCTAGTCGATTGCTCTGAAAGCGCATTTGTTTAGCTAATTTCAAAGTATCAATTGTCTTTACTTTCTTCATTGGTAACATTCGGTTAATTACCATTCTACTCTTAATAACAGGTAGATCAAATCGATCAATATTGTGACCGATCATTACATCTGCGGTTTCAGCCAAAGCGTAAAGAACAGCACATAATCTGCTGTCATCACCAATTTGAGCTTCTTGAGGATTCAAAGCTAATCCCTGAGTTACTGCAGAGTGCATCCAACGCCATGAAATACTAAGAATAACTCCACCTTCACGTAGAATATTATCTTGGCTTAAATTGGCCTTAAAACGTTTAAATGTAACTGCAATATCAGGTGATGTTTCAATGTCGATGAATAAGTATTTAGCATTAGGTTTCTTACTGTATTCAACAGCAGTTCTGTTGTATGTTTCGTTAACTGAACTTTTAGATACACCTAGAATTTCAGCAATTCGTCGTGAGGACCAACCTTTGTTTTTTAGCTCAACAATTTTGGATTGAATTTTAGTTGAATGTTTCATTAAGTTTCCTTTATGGTTTTGATTAGATTGAGAATAGTAATATAACCATGCTCTCGTTTTAGTATAGCCTTACTTAGCAACTTTCTACGTTCTTTTATATTAGAACCGTGAGGTTGACCTAATTGATTTAATAACAGGTTCTGTTGCGCTACTTTCAGTTTGTTGAACTCAATAGTAACTTTCTTGATCCAACCCATGTGCCGCCATCGTCTATCCACAGGTTTATCCAAGTAGTCTGCACATTGTCTAAGGAAGTCTGACAACTTACCATTATACCAATGATTCAAGTATCTTACTTTTAGGTTTTCAAGCTTACCTAAAAGCATATTAGCATTACCATTGAGAGCACCACGTACTAACTGTTCGTCATCGTGACAATGATCTACGTGTGTTCTAGCTGCAGATAAATCTTGACCTGATATCGCGCATTTGTTCTGTTGTTCTTTTAGAAGCAATGCGCGTACTCTAGCTACGTCTTTACTGTTGTATAAGTCTTCTGTTTTAATTGCAGCCTCCTTTCATAGTTTTATCCCGTAATTATTCAAGAATTTATCTAAGTTTAACATGTCATCCTCTGTAGTCATCATCCTAGCACAACAGAAGTATAACTGCAACATCCTACGGTAGTCAGCAATATGCATAGAACCGTCCCAAGCAGTATAAGTGAACTCGGAAGGATACCACACCCTGTATTGATCAATAACCGCTTGTAGAGCTTCCTGATGCGTTTTACAGGTACTCAGTATTTTATATGCAGCTTGTTTACCAAATCTAACGTTAGCTAGTTCACAGGGTTTGTAATCGTCACTTGGGTCGCCATTTAAAAACTGGAAGCAGAACCAAATGAAACCTTCACCTTTAACTTCCTTATCTGTTTGCCATAGGCTACCAAAATCAGGTACTAATCTAACTTCTGGATTATCTTGAGTATAGTCATAAAGACTCAACCCTGAGTAAGCAGCAGAGTCTTTGTCAACAGAAATAAGAATAGGTGTGTAACCTTTACCTAAGTACTTATAACCTTGGATGATTACATCATCATCACATTCTCTGTTCTTAGCAACAATACTTGGGTAGTTCTTGTAGAGATAAGTTTTAGCTTCACGTAACCATGTTGGCCTCAGAGTCCCAATTCTAGAACCTTTGTATTTTGAAGGTAGTGGTAGATCATCCCTCAGATTAGTCAAACCCTGAATGCACATCAGCATTTCATCTGCGAATAAATCAGAATTAATCTTTTCAATCTGATTCTTCATGATCTTAATACAATGTGATAGCTCACCGGGTACTAACTTGTCAGTGAACTCGTAGTTCTCTTTTACAAATTCCATCCCTTTGTTCTTCAGTACTTCCTTGAATTCTGTTCTGGTGTTGAAGTCTTTAGTTCTACCTGATGGTAAATGCTTCACCTCTACTAATCGTTTATCTACGACTGCAGCAGCACGATATGCAATGGCATCTGAATCGTATATTGTAATAATTTTACTCAAGATATGGTTTCCAATCTTCGTGAAATAAACAATTATCTGGAGCTAGCTTAAACATAGGTGCGATTTCACCATCAGTATAACCTGCAAGTCCACAACCAATCTTAGTTACGATGTAGTCAAACTGAGGATTTTCCCAAGCTAATTTCTTGAATAACATAACTTGAAGTTCGATCAGATGTAGACTTAAAGTTTCAATATTCAAATCTTTAGTAGCAATAGCATAGCAAGCTCCAGTGTAACCCATACCACAACCGTAAGCTGCAGCAAATTCTTTATGTGCTAACTTAGCTGCACCGGCACCGTGAATTCCTGCGAGATTGCTGCCGAAAACAAATATTTGATACTTAGATAATTTAGTAACATCACCGATGTAGTAAGCGTAAAAATTCTCTTTAGTAGTTTGCATAATTTATGCTTTCATAGTTAGTAGTCATTGTACAATAAAACCCTGACCTTATTACGGATCAGGGCTTCTTTAAATTAACTACGAGCTACTGTGATAGCTGCTAAGATATCTTCAGACTTCTCGTTAAGCTTGTCAACTTCATCTTTCACAATAGCTTTTGCTACTGCAGTGAGAATCGTTGGGTCAAAACCCGCTTCTTTTATTGAGTCTTTAATTTCTTTTACTTCTTCAGAAATAGAATCAATGTGAGTAAAATGCTTGACTAATTGTGCGATGTAATCTTTTTGACTTGACATGTATTACTCCTTATTTACCTGAACGAACTGCAGCGGTGAAGAACGCAGATAACCAGAATGTGGATAACCATGTCCACACATTAATTGCGATTGTAAGGCCGAACAGTGTGTTCAATGCTAGGATAGTAATAACCGGACCTAGACCGATTAACGCAATGATTAGTAGAACAACAGCAACAATTCCGATTGATTCTGTTAGTTTTGACATTTGTATATTCCTTTATAGAGTAAGTGAAGATTGAAATACGACTCCGAAGGATCGTAGTCTTGAATTGTAGCAGATTTCTTTCTGTTTTCTGCATTTATTTTACGATGTTCTTTACCGTGACATTCTGTGCATAACCACATTACGTCTAACCAATGTTCTTCTAGATATGACCAATGGTGACCTTCGATTTCACAATCAGTTTTACCACAGGCAGAGCAGATAGTTGGACGAATAAGTTTACCGTCACGTAGTGCATTAGAAAGTTTACATTGAGCTTTTCGTTTGATCTTGTTTTTAAGTGCCCACTCAGATTTACTTCTATCTACTTTGGCTTTAAATTCTGGATCAGTTGCATACTTTAATTTAGTCTTAGCTGAAAATTTACTAGAACGCTCAGAACCCGGATAACTTCGGTTTCTATCGTATTCATTATAATAATCAACTTTATCTAATCTGTTTAGAATAACATCTTTCTTGTTGCATTCCTTGCACTTATTAACGTGACCATCAGCCATCTTAGAATGTTTATAAAATGCAGAGAGGGGTTTAATCTCTCCGCACTTAAAGCACTTTTTATGCTTTTCTTCCATTGTTAGAAGGGTAGACTTTCATCTTCGTCTTCAGCTTCCTGTTGCTTAGGTTTAGCCTTGACTACAGGTTTGGCGGTCTTCGCTTTCGCGGGTACGCTAACAGTACCACCATCACCATCTGATGCGGAATCATCACCGAATTCGGAACCAGCTTCATAGTCAGATTCAGTTGGTACGTATTCAATCATCTGTGTAACCAGTAGATTCTTTAAGAACAAAGATGCACCACCAGTAGTGCGATCAAAACGGTCAATACTGACAGTACCATATGAACCATTTGCTGGTCGCTTAGTATGTGTCACATCCACCATTGTGTTCTTTACCTTCTCAAAAACCTTTGGCTCGAATTTAGACGGAACGGGCTTTCCCGTTTTCCCTAATTCCGTGCTTTTGCGTAGAGTGAACACCCACACATTTTTCTGTGCATCTTCTGGTGGAGCACATTTATAGGTCTTTTCAAAGTCTACAGTTTTGACCTTTTTCATACTCAATAGAGTATCCAAAGACTTACCATAAGCCTCTAGTTCATCTACCATGTCTTCATCGGTTAGTACAATACTGCATTTCCACTCTGAAGGTTTTTTTGGTGCTCCGGGTTTTACATAAGCTGGGACTGCTTCATCCATCTGACAGAATACAATCATTCCGCTGACCTTATCGAACTCTTTAATTGTGTTTGACATTTTATTTCCTTTATAGATAATTAATAAACAATATTCATCTCAATTATTGTTGTAGAGATTAACCAACAAATTTGGTGGGTCCAGAGGGAATCGAACCCCCATGATATACGGTGTAGAAGACCGTTGGCTTATCCGTTAGCCCATGGACCCAATGTTCTGGTATGACTTCTGCGGATCGAACGCAGGACCAAGAAATTATGAGTTTCCTGCTCTACCACTGAGCTAAAGTCATCTGCGTATTATACCATATATTTACGCACTTTCTGGCATATCAACTCCATTTATTCTGAAGTATTCAATATCAGCTTTAACATTCTTAATCCCTACGCTGTAATCAATATTTACCACTTGATCAGCCTTACCATTAACATACCGTGTAGCGATATCACCTTGGATTAATACTAAGTTAGGAGAGCGTTCAAGCGAACTTTGTTTCATTGATCTACCTTAAAATACTGAGTAACCATTGCTTCCTTTGGCGTTACAAAGAAAAACTCAGTGAATTCACTTCCGTTGTACGATTGATACCAACCGCTGAACTTAACGAATACTTCATCTGTACCACTGGTAAACTTATAAACAGACCAGTAATCTTCGCCTTCACCTTCACCACCGTGGTTATCCATATGTTCAAAACTGATCTTATTTTCAGCTAGTTCATCACGGAAAGCAGTGAATTCTTCACTATCGTAATCACTGTTATATTCATCACTCATTTCTGACCAAAAGAAATTATTGATAATACTACTGTCAGCTTCCGCAAGAATTACAGCTACTAGTTGTTTTAGAGTTTGTGTCGTCATAATATATTTACCTTTCATTGTTGTTTAACATGTGCTAATTATAGCAGAGTTTTATTTAACTTTTCTTAATCTCACCGTTATATTTTATTTCAGCTTCACGCCTTGCTTTGATTGCGTCTTCCAACGAGTCACCATAATACAACAGCATGCTTTCACCGTTATGATTAAAGTGAGACTCGTATTTTAAACGATCTTTGCGAAATCTAACTCCAGCTACTCCTGTTTTATTCCTTTTATTTAACTTTTGATCATAAGACTGAGTGTAATTGTCAGCCCATTCACAAGTCTCTTTACTATAAATCAAGGCACTGTTCACTCTATTCAATGTGTGATTTAATGGTCGCTCTCCCATATCTTCCACGAAATTTTCAAAGCTGCCACCTTTTGAAGGATTCCATCTATCAATTACAGTTATTCCAACTGCTCCATACTTATAATAATTAGTATTTTTTGGATTATAACATCGTTGCAGCATATTATTATAACTGTAATAAGTCGGAGTTTTATGCATATTATGTTTAATCTTTAAGCAACCACAAGATTTAGTAGCTTGTTTTCTTAACCTACTACCTTGAACTCTGATTGTTTTACCACAATCACATAAACATTCCCAATAGATACCCTCTGAATGTTTAATCACCGTTAGTCTACCGACTCTATTACCTGTTATATCTATAAATTTTCTTCCCATTAAATTCTCTCTAACTTATTTTTAACATCTTTGAATTTGTTTTCATCAAACATACTCATTACTTCAGGGTAGTGGTCTATTGCAAAACTACGGAACCAACCCTTACACAAAGTAGTACAGACTTTATTCAGAGCTTTATTATAAGCTAGTTTCGCAGGATATTTCCAATCCTTTGGAACCATGAATCTTTCTGTACTGATCACATAAGTTTCTTCAGCTACACACTGCAGTTGTTCTACGTGCGTTAAACCATGCCATAACTCTTTGCTACACCAAGCTTTAGTACTATCCGTTTGAAGCCTAGTATACATCGGTTGTTCTTGATACGCGAATAACGAATGCAACCAGTCGTGCGAGTATTTTTTCACAACAGCGTCATCGAAAAAGTCCTCAACAGTTTGATTCAGGTTTGGACCTTGTTGTGGAAATCTTTCCATAGTTAACGCAGTACGTTGTTCTAGGATTATTCTGTCCTTTTCCCACAGGTTTTCTTTAAGAACTGCAGCTAAATATTTATGGTAATGTGTCACATGTTTAGAGAATCCAAGATCACGCCACAGATGACTACGTTTAACAATAGCTAATCCTAACAGATTAACTACGTGTACAACCTTACCATTAAACTCAATGGTGTGTTCTGGTGATGTATATTTAGCTAACTTGTAGTTACACAGAAACAACCAAGGATGATGTTCTGCACCTTCAATCGGCTCTTTACTGATGATATCAAAATCAGTATTAGGCTTGACTAAACCAGCGTTAAGCCAGTAGTCTAACGCACGAGAACCAATCAACATATACTGAACATTATCCAATGTATTCTCCATCATCAAATTCCTTATAAATAGTATTCTGTGTTTCTAAAGCGATAATTCTACAGCAATATACTTCCTTATCTAGAACTTCAGAAGTAATAACATGCTTAGTGTTGCTTACATTCTCAGAATCAGGATGATCAATAGGTAAAAGCATTGCACGATTACCTAGAATAGCAACACCTGCTTTACGGCTGAATTGTACTACACGTTTGTTCATTAATTACTCCTTAATTGAAAGTCTGTTATACTTGCGTTGTAACAGACTTTCCTTGAAAAACGAATCCAAAAAGGTTCGGATTCTCTGTTTAGACTACATGAGTGTAAGTTTCACCATCACGGATACGACGGATAGTACGTGAGCTAACATCATATGCTACTGCGATTTGAGCGCAAGTATACTCAGGGTCTTTTAGGAAAATCTTAATTTCCTTTACTTGATGATCCGTAAGTTTATTTTGACCAACAGTACTGGTTTCAGTATCTGTATTTTCTAGATAATTAGGCCATCCACCATCATCTTCCTCGTCAAAATCACTATCATAAGCATCCACGTATGAATCCTGAATCATAGCACTAGGTAGATTACACTCGTTCAACTCGATTTCATCTACAACTTCATACTTACATGTACGACCTTTACTGTTGTTGTAATCAGCAGGAATCGCTACAACATCCTTTGGATTAATCTTCAGTACAACAATACGTGCTCCACTAAATGACTTCAGGTAATCATATGAACAGAAATGCAAACCATAGGAACATGTGTTGTTCTTATCTTCATCAACCATGTTACGGGGCATTTCCAATACTTTACCTACACTGTTCTCCAGACTACCAGAATACACATCCATATAATCATCACGAACACGCTTATAAGCCAGGAAGCAGCCATCTGGAGTAATAGGTAGGGTGCAAGCCTCAAGGAACCCAAACAACTCGTCTACTGCCCGTTTAGAGGGATTAGACATCAAGTTCTCAAGGAATAGTACCATTGGTTTCACATCCAGTTCCAGACGTAGCATTTCAAAGATACGTGAGCTAATCAAACCTTGTACTTCACGGTCCATGTAAAAAATCTTGTTGTTTTCGATACGCACTTTATCTGAAGATTTTGATAGCATATTAGTGATAGCTTTCTTTACTTCCAACGCTTGCTTAAGTGCAGGAACATTACCTACTTTAATAGCACTAAGAACAAGATCATACGTGTGTGCTTGCTTGTTGATTGTGTAGGACTTACCTTCTAGGTAAACGGTTAGAGAATCTGAACCGAGGATGTAATTGATTAAGTTCATATATTTCCTTTATAAATTAGTGTTTCTGAAGATAGGATTGTACAGCATTTAAGTACACAATTAAGTGCTGATCCGAAATTTCTTTTCCATGATAAGTATTTCCTAGTGTATTTACAACAGCGTACTTGTTTAGTATGTTTTTTACAACACTTACAGCTTTCTCAGATTTCTTACGGACAACAGAGTTAGCTGAAGGATGATGATTAATAAACCTGTTCATGATAGTAGAGTGTTGTTTATCATTAAACTTTTGAGAATCTATTGTTTTGAACAAACGAGTAATCTCATTATCAGGACAATTTTTCATAATTAGTTCTTTCTTGTTCTTCAAGCTATATGGAATAGAGCTAGAAACAGTATCGACGATGAACTTACGGTTGATCTTCTGCTTTACTTCTTCCGTACCTAACTCTTGTTTCTTATCTGCAATGTACTTAGACAGCGGGATAAACAAAGAATTCTTTTCTAGTTTCTCAACAGCAGATTGACGTACAGCAATCACAGGTAGAACCTTAGTTAAATTACTTAAATCCTGTAGATCACCAATAAGAGCAAGGTTACACAGAGGGTTCAAGTGCTCAACTGCAAAGTAAACTGTTTGTTCTTTAATATCAGAAAAATCTTTAAATTCTTTCAAGTAATTACGAACTTCGTCATAACGAATAAGACCATGATGTGCATAATACTTAGGAATCTTCGATTGACTCTTTTGCTTTTCACGCACAGAAACAGGCAGAATAACATCTGACATATTAACCATGTTATCAAATCCACCGAGGAACTTCTGTAGTTCTTCTTGCTTTGTTTTGTTGTAAACTTTATCAAAGAATTCTACAACATAAATAGAACTGACTTTAGGATTAGTCGCAAAGAAATGTTGAATCTTCTTTGCAGACAACGTAGACTTATCCTTGAACATAATAACTTGGTTGTTCTCTGCCGATGGAATAAACTTATAAGCCATGTGCTTCAATGAAGCTTTAACTCGTGCACCTTGAAATCGACCAACCAAAGTAACAATACCACTACCTTGATTATTTACAACAAGATGTTTTTGTAGATTAAACAACCAACGAACAGAATCAGATTCAGCGTTAGGTACTTTCAACGTAGTAACAAACGAACGTGCAATTGGATTAGCGTTCAAATAAGCCAAACGTTGATAGTCTGTAGTAAATTCCTTGGTCATCTTTTCTTCGATAACATCAGCAATCTGTTTCTTTGCTTCTGTGATTTTATTGCAGATGTTCTTAACAGTAGTCGCAGTATATTCCACACCTTCACGAGAAGCAGTAACACCGATTTCACCGATGTTGAACTTCAGGATAGTTTTCTGGCTTGACAACATATGCAACAGTTGATAGCTCTCTGCGCTGATCTTACCAGACAACTGGTTCATGTCCAGAGTATAACCAACATTACCTTGTAGTGCAACACGAGTACCAGTTCCATAACCAACATAGTTTTGCACAGAAATAGCAGAAGTATCAAACAACGCTTCGGTGGTTTGTTGTGTAAAAACATCACCAGAACTATTCAACAACTGAGGCTTAACCTTGAAGTACTGTAGTTGATTCTTCACTTCACTTGCGAACTTAGAATAGTCTTCACGCTTGACTGAAAGTTTAATCTCGACGCCATTACCTTCAGTAGTTTCTTCAGAGAACATTTCAACGATATTAGGAATACCTTGTTCGTTAATGAACGCATTGTAGATTGTGCGCTGACCGTGCTTAACTGACGTAACTGTAAATTGATCTGTGTAGCTAAACGGAGTCTTAGCACCAAGTCCAAACGCACCAATGGTATCATTGGATTGTTCTTTAGTAGACTGGAAGTATACCGTGAATACACTAGCGATATCTTCTGGTGATAGACCTACGCCTTGATCTTGTACAGAGAACCAAGGATTAAAGGCATCCGGCAGATGAATAATAAAAGGAACATCTTGTTTACCAGCCATAACGTGAGCATCATGTGCGTTACATGATAGTTCACGAACAATGCTACCAATTTTATTGGCGTAAAGCGTGTCAGACAACACACGAAAGGCTTTGGAATTAAGAGCAATACTGAAATTACTATGTGTACCACCACCATTGACTTCTACTGGTGTTACTTTCTGTTCTAGTTTCAAGATAAATTCCTCATGTTTGTTAAGATGGGTTTATTGTACTAGATTTTTCTCTAGTTCATCGAACTCGTATAAAAATTTTTCAAGTAATTCAATTGGATAGCATTCTGTGTATCCATCTTGAGTATGATACTCTTTCATTCTGTCAGGATTTAATCTGTAAATAAAATACTTAGAATGAAGTTTTTGTTCAATCTGGATTGCTTCTCGACCTGTTTTAAATACAAAAGACTTTATCTTTATCAACTCTGAATTGTATAGTTTGTAACTTTTAATCCTAATTGATAAATTTCGAGAATAACCTAATTTTAACCACTCAAATTGTTGAGTTTTTATCTTCAATAAATAAAGCTCACTAGGTAAATCAAAATAACTAGAATTACAAGTCCTGCAAATCCATTCGTTAGTTCTTACAGCGTTGATAAATATTTGTTGTGTATGTCCACATGGTAATTTGTATTCATATAGTTTACTTTTAACTCTTGATATGAGTTCTAAACCAGCATCTGTTGCTTCTTTAGTTATTTTTGAATTAAAACACTCAGCACACCTTAAAGATCCGTTTCTGATATTAACAGGAAAAGCATTTGTAATATGTCCACAACTAAGTATTTTATACTTTCTATAAGAATTTGGTAAATCTTCATCTGCAGCACCTAAATACTCAAATCCATTTAATTCGGCTTCTCTTATATACTTTTCTTTACAACGTTCTAAATCACGCTTCATAAATCTTTTAGTAAAACAGGATCGAAATTATTCAAGATAAACACACGTTCTGGCATCTTCAGTTTACTGGTTTTAGCCAAAGTCTTACGCTTGTCTTCTTCGGACTTTTCTGTGTAGTAAACTTTGCTATATAACTCATCATAGTCAGCATACAGGAATTTATACGCTAAACCAGTACTAGGTTCAATCCTGTTCTCGTAATTACCATAAGATGATTCTAACTTATGTGCTTTGATTTCATCTTCAGATACTTCACGTACTTGATAAATACCTAAACAAGCAGATCGACCTGCAGTTAAAGCATATGCAATATAATCATTTACTTGAATTTCACGACCTAACATATCTTTCATAATCTATATGCCCTTTCAACAGCATCTGTAATAGCTGATTGTATTTCTGTAATCGATTTTAACTTAGTTTTAAAACCGCCAGTTGTACAATTACAGTTATTACAAGTGTAATAGTGTTTAGTCCAACTTTCCATGTGTTTGCCGTACTCATCTTCTTCATATGAAGAATCCACGGTAATATCTGATTCGTTATGTGTGCATTCTAACTTGAATTCACGAACAAGTAAGTCTCGTACTAACTGATTTTTAATATCAATTTCATCTATACGATTTAATTCTTCGATGTAATCTTGCTTATCCATTTTGTTCAACCTCGCCAAACATTACAGAGTTCCAACCACCGGAAATCTCATAGAAGTACACAGACGTACTAGACGAATGAACGTCAGCATGTTTTACTGTGTATTCCTGACCCTTAACAAATCCTGCTTTACGTGCGTATTCACGTTCAATAGGATATCCGTTTTCAGCAAGGTAAACTACTTTAGTTCCACGAGGGACTATATTTGGCATAATATTCATTAGTTATTCTCCTTCTTAATTACTTCTTGTTTAAGATAAATTAACCACTCAGGTATAACCCAAGGCTTCGACTCCGTTGGAGCCGCATCCCAACCATCTTCGGTCAGTACCGCGTGGATTTCTTCAAGAGTTTCAATGTCTTGTAGGGTTATACTGGTGAGTAGCATTTTCAGTTCCTTTTGATTACGAGTTTGTTAGCTTCAGCAATGTAGTAATTATAGTCGATATCCCACGTAAAATCTTCAATGTTGTTGCAAGTTTTTACATTCCATTGAGTGTCGATACCTAACTCACGATCTTCTACACTATCTTTACCTTCTAACGGTGGCATGATCTTGATCAATTTACCACCATTTACAGAAGGATAATACCTACAAATATTTTGTTGTTTAATCTCAGTACCATCTTCCATTCGCATCACTAACTTAGAACTACGAGGTACTTTAGTACGTAACATAAAATCGAACTTCTCCTTATGACCACGAATAAATTCCTCAACATCATTACCGTGAATCATAGCAGCTTCAGCAGCCATTGGAATGACCAAACCACCTTGGTTCTGATGCCAACCTAAACCTTCATATTGGTACGCACCTTTGCGCTTAGTCTTACCGTTGGTATACACAGCAATATAGTTGTTTACATCACGGATATACATCTTGGAATAATCCACAAATTCTAACTGCAATCCAACATCTTTTTCCCATTGCTTACAAACATCAGTATACTCCTGTTCAGTATCACGCAACATAGCTACTGTAACACCGTCTGTATTCAACTGTACTAACTTCAATCCATTGATCTGTAACAACCTGTCAACCAACATCAACAATGACAATTGACCGTTGATCGTAATCTGCATTGTGAACTTAGGATCATAGAACACAGAGTATTTATCATTGGACTTTCCGTATGTCCCGTTCAAAGCTAGTTTCAACATGGCATTTTCTGGTGTACTCTTGTCATAGGACTTACGCTGAATATACAAACCTTCGTAGATATCACAGAACGATTCTCCTAAGTGTTCAGGATAGATTCTGTTCGAAATAGCCAAGTTAGGATACATTGAAGCCACATCTGCATCACGCAGTAAATAACGCTTCGTTTCTGTGACTACATTTTCCGATAAACTAGCATGTATACCACCTACTCCAAAATCGATTCTAAGGCCGTTTATAACCACGTTTAAGCATGTAGCAATACGGTAGCAGCCCCAATAACTAATCTTCGGTTTACGGGCTTTCTTTTTCTTCTTGGTGATATCTGGATTACCTTCGGCATCTAGCACATATTCCATGACATGATCACCATTAATATCAAACACGTATTCTGTAGCCTTCAGTTCTTGTTCTTCAATCCAACCCAATGGATGATTTTTCTTGAATAACTGTAAGTCTTGTTCTGTTGGTTTTTGTTTAAACCGTTCTTTCTTTACTTCCATTTCAGCGTACTGAGCAACATCACCTAAACGATGTTCTTCAATATCACTGAACACACCTTTAGTTTCAGTGATTACTTGTTTGCTGAACCATTCATGAATAGCTAAGAACTCTGGACGAGTAAATGAATAGTAATCAAACAGACACTCACCAATATTAATCTTATCGCGTTTGGTTTGCTTCATTACCAATTTACCACCTTGGTATTTCTTTAGTTGAATACCTGCTTTCTCTAGTTCCATCTGAAAAAACTCGGCACCAATTTTAGTGTCATCATCGTTAGTAAAATCACGACCAAGTTTAACGCTCAGTTCATCACGGAATGAAATCTGTGAACTGGACTTGTTGTAGAACTCCAGAGTACACCACACATCGTGTTCGTTATACGTGATAATCTTATCCATGTCTTCATCCGTCAATTCTTGATCGACAGCAAATGGAAGGTCTTCAATGTTAGGTAAACGCATGTTGAATTCCAACATCTTCAAACCAGTAGCTTTTGCTTTGTTGTTGAAGTGCCAGATTCTGTATAGGTCAACCTGCTTAATAAATCTATCTGCTGTACGGACAGTATTACCAAAACCATCACGGAAGCTGTCGATCTGTTCTTGTGCGTACTTAAACACCAATGCAGCAATTGCTTTACCTGTTGTTGGTAGTCGATCCCTGTTCTCCATAAGTTTATGAATAATAGGATAATCGAATCCAATAGAATTGAATCCAACCATACGGAAATCGTTTTCTTGCAGGTAATCCAAGCAAGTAAAGATTTTATCTATTTCGTTCTTGCGTTTACTTACTTCAAATGTACGTTTGTGTTTACCATCAGCACGGATGATACTGAACGTAAAGCAATGTTTGAAGGTTTCAATATCGTAAACATAATCTTCAAATACATTCATCCTAACTCCTTAAATGATAAAACGGTAGTCTACCATAAGATAGCTACCGTTTTAGTTGTTAAATTTTATTTTCCATGACGGTCTGTGTAACCAGCACCTTGTTTGTTAACTTCATCAATTAATCTGTCTCTGGTTTCTATAGCTAGTTTCAGAGCTAAATCATCACCATATTTTACACAAGAGAACCCTCTTGTTTTCCATTTACCATTGAACACCACTGACACTGTATATCTTCTGATTAATGTACCTCTGTGATTAAAACCTTCATAATAAGAAATACCAGTATAACCTGTATTGTTATTTTTACTCATTGTTCTATTCCTGCCATTTAAAGCAGGAACCACAATTCTTAAATTTATAATTCTGTTGTCTGATCTATTTCCATTAATGTGGTCTATCCAAAGTCCTTTTGGTATTTTACCATTATGTAAAAACCAGATGATTCTGTGTATTTTATAACTGTGTCCAAGACCGTGTAATTTCCAATAACCATCTTGTTCATCCAATGAACCAACAACATCACCATTGGCTATTTTCGATGATTTAGAAGCCTTTGAAATCCAACGTAAACCACTTGGACTAGATTCATCATATTGTAGATAGTCTTTTAAACTATCTGAATATTTTTCATCTAGTTTTAAGTAAGTTTCTCTTAGATAAAGATTTTCTATACTAGCATTTAATTTGTCATGGTCCTTAAAATAAACAGAATAACCATCTGGAATTGGACCGTTATGCATTATCCATATGATTTTAGGGATTGAATATAAATTCTTTTCATAATTCAAACTCAAGTAATTTTCTGAATTTATTCCACCAGCTTGATTGTTATTTGAACGATTTACCAAGGAGTTATTCCTAGCCTTTCTTTTGTGTTTCCATCTTAGAAAACTTGCAGACTCCTTGGTATATTCAAATATTTCGGACCATTTTATTGAATTTAGTCTTTCATTAGATTTTGTATAATTTGGCATTGATTTCCTTATAATAGTTATGAATATATGATTATAACACAACTACTATATTTAAGTCAATACTAAAAATTAATCTCACGACCACTTTCATTCAAATAATCATCCAAGTCATGAAGTGTATGTTTCTCATTATCATAATAATACATTCCAGCGATACCTGTCTTTCCAGTCCAGCGAATCTTAGTTGCCTTCATTGTAGTGGTATTGCGTTCTATATCGTCAGTTGCTTCCTTGTTTCTGCTGAAAAGTAAATTACATGCAGCACTTTTATACAAACCACTATTCCCCATTAGGTCTTCTTCATGTAGATCAGCACCAGCAGAACCTGCTTTCTGACCCCCACCAGTTTTTCTGGTGTGACATACGTTCAAGAATGTAACCATGTGAGATTTTACCATACCTTTCTGCCAAGACATAAAGTTCTCTTGTTCGTCCAATGGCAATGCCGAGATGACATCGTGGATTGGATCGAGCACAATAACTTTACAACCACAAGAAATAATCAAATTCTCAATAGCTGATTGAATATTTTCAACATCACCATCACGATCATCTACTAAATAGAAACGAGGATTACCATCTGAGTCATTAAACAAATCATGCTCTTTTTTCTTCACTTCTTCACTGTCTAACAACGCCATAGCACTATCCATATCAAGTAGTTCAATCTTCTTAGATATGTGCCGTGACAATAACTTAATACCATACTGACCACTAGTACTTTCTAAAGTAACAACACCTACTTTATGTGGGCTATTGAATAACATGTAGTAAAGTATCTCGTCGGTTATTGTACTTTTTCCAGTTCCTGATGCGCTACCTAAGTTAACGATACGCCCTAACGGAATTCCACCAGCCATCATTTCTTGCAATTTGTGCAT